AAAACGATGTCATGTCCGAGATGGAGCAATTGGTTAAGCGCGTCATGAGCGAAGCGAACAGAGAGACCGCGTAATGGCAATCAACATCCCGATCATCAGCGAGTTTGACGGCACAGGGGTAAAAAAGGCTGTCAAACAATTCCAGCAACTTGAAACCGTCGGTGAAAAGGCACAGTTTGCAATTAAGAAAGCGGCGATTCCTGCAGCTGCCGCGCTCGGCGGATTGGCAATAGCGCTTGGAGATGCCACACGCGCTGCAATGGAAGATCAGCAAGAGCAGGCCGCGTTAGCGCTTACTTTGCAAAATGTGACGGGCGCTGGCGCCGCACAAACCGCGCAGGTTGAAAAGCAGATCAGCGCAATGAGTCGAGCGTCTGGCGTTGCTGACACCGAATACCGCAAAGCGTTAGAAGCGCTTGTGCGCGGTACCAAAGATGTTGGCATTGCCATGAACGACATGAACCTCGTCATGGACATCAGCACGGCCACCGGCATGGATTCTGCCAGCGTCGCTGACGCGCTCGCCAAGGCATACCAGGGCAACTTCAAGGCGCTCCGATCATTGAGCCCAGAGATGTCAACAATGATTAAAGAAGGCGCAAGCCTAAACGAAGTCATGGACGTGCTCGGCGGAACCTTTGGCGGGGCTACAGCAACCAGCGCCGAAACCGCTGCAGGCAAAATGAAGATTCTTAAAAATTCAATTGGCGAAACCAAAGAATCAATCGGTGCAGCGCTGTTGCCCGTGCTCGAAGCCGTCCTGCCTGTGCTCAACAAGTTCGCTGCATGGGCTCAAGATAACCCGCAAGCATTCCTGGCTATTGCCGCCGCAATCGGTCTGGTCGCAGCTGCGATCGTTGCCACAAACATTGCCATGGCGCTGAACCCGTTTGCCCTGATCGCTGCAGGCGTTGCGCTACTGGTCGCCGCGTTAGTTGTCGCGTACAACAAGTTTGATTGGTTTAAGACTGGCGTCAACGCAATTATCAACGGCATACTCGGCGCATTCGAGTCAGTTGTCAACGGTGCAATCATGATGGTCAACGGCATCATTCGCGCCTACAACGCCATTCCAATTGCACCAGACATCAACACCATTGCTCACGTCAACCTGCCCAGCATTGGTGGCAACTCGGCTACACAAGCCGCAAGTCGCATGAACCTGCCGCGCATGGCCGAGGGTGGAATTGTCAGCTCCCCCACTCTTGCCCTGATCGGCGAGGCAGGCCCAGAAGCCGTAGTGCCATTAGATCGCATGCAATCTGGTGGCGGAATAACCATCAACGTCACAGGCGGGCTTTCTACAAGCGCCGAGATTGGTGAATCGGTTGTTAACGCTTTGCGCGCTTATTCGCGTAGCGCTGGGCCGTTGCAGTTGCAGGTGGCGTAATGCCAGGTGTAGCAGTTGTTGACTCGGGCAACTATGACCTGCAGATTGCAACAGGTTTTCAGGTTGACGCTTTTGTTCTTAATAACGCTGTAAAGGGAGTATTGAACAATACCGAGTATGTGCTAGACGGCACGACCGAGTTTGCCGATGTCATGGACTCGACTATCAGCATTAACGTGCGGCGCGGTCGCCGTGACGTGGGCGATCAGTTCAGCGCTGGCACGATGACGTTTACCATTCAAGACGTTGATGGCATCTTTAATCCATTTGACGAAAACAGCCCCTACTACGACACCGCAGAATCTAAGCCAGGTCTTGCCCCATTGCGTCAAGTGCGACTAATTCGCTACAGCTCAACCAATGTGCCTGAATCATTGTTTAGCGGTTATGTCGTTAACTATGACTACAACTTTGCGCTCGGCGGTCTGGACACCGTGACGGTCTATTGCTCTGACCAGTTTTACCTACTCGCACAAACCTACCTAGACGAACTAAACGTCACCGCCGAAACATCGGGCGAACGCATAGAAACCGTTTTAGATTTGCCAGAGGTTGATTTCCCAGCAGGCGCTCGAAGCATTGCGACTGGCACCGTGAACCTTGGCCATTTAGGTGCATACACCGTTCCAGCAGGAACTAATGCTCTGCAATACCTAACTCAAATTAATGACACCGCAGAGTTCGGACGTTTGTTTATGTCAAGGGATGGTGTGCTCACATTCCAAAACCGCATCGGCAACACCATCTCCGCATCCGTAGCCGACTTCCATGATGATGGCACAAACTTCAAATACAACGGCGTGGGCATCACGTTTGAGGCTGATGCTGTAGTTAATCGCGTTGTCGTTACCGCGTTAGATGGCAAGACGGCAACCGCAACGGACGCAGGCTCAATCGCGACGTATTTTATTCAGACAAACAGCATCACCAACAGCCTGCTACACGAACAACCATCTATTGACGCCGCAGCTGCCTACCTGCTCAACCCGCAACCAGAAGCGCGCTACACGTCAGTTGAGACCGCGTTTTTAATGCTGACTACAGCCCAAAAAGACACCTTGGCAACCGTTGACATTGGCGACACGATCACCATAGAAAAGACATTCACTAGCGGTGCTGGCACGACCCAATTGGCTCAAGAGCTGTCAGTTGAGGGCATCGAGCATTATCTGGACTTTTCTACAGGCCACCGTGTGCTGTATTCAACCGCGCCGACCACGATCGTTTTTGAGCTGATTTTGGACGATGCGCTGTATGGCACCATTGACGAAGAAAATGTTTTAGGATAGGAGCACTATGACTACGCCGTACCCGTTTGTTGCCGGTCAAGTATTGACGGCCGCGCAACTTAACGACATTCAAAACCTGCCAATTTCGGACAAAACCGCATCATACATTTTGGCGGTCGCTGACGTTTATAAGCGCACAATGATGAACTCGGCAAGCGCAACAACGATCACAGTCAACAACAGCATCTTCACCGTAGGCGATGTCATTCAGGTCGCCAACAAAGGCGCAGGCACTTGCACGATCACAGCTGGCGTAGGCGTAACAATTAACACATCGGGTTCACTTGCTTTGGCGCAATACGGGGGCGGCTATTTGCTTTGTTTGTCGGCGTCAACTTTTACTTTTTTTAGCCTAGGCGGTATCGGTTACGGCGCCGCCACAGGTGGGTCGTCTTCAAGCATCACGGTCGGCGGCATTAACTACACGCTGTTAACGTTTACTTCAGATTCCAATTTGGTTGTCAGTCGTGATGGCCTTTTTGATATTTGCCTTGTAGGTGGCGGTGGTGGCGGCGGTTCGTCGTTATCAGGTTTTAACACAGGTGGCGGTGGTGGTGCCGGCGGAATAGTTCTGCAAACGGTTTACCTAACCTCTGCAACTTACGCTATAGACATCGGTGCTGGCGGTACTGGAGCAACAACTAGCGCGGCAGGAACAAACGGCGCAGGTTCATCAATTAACAACACGGCTCGAAGTTTTAGCACCATTGGCGGCGGTTATGGTGCGTGGACAAACACAGGTGTAGCAAACGTTGTCGGTTATTCAGGCGCCAGCGGTGGCGGTGGTGGCGGTGGTAGAACTTCATATAACTTAGGTTTAATATCATTGTTCCCGACTGTCATGGGTTTTGCTGGCGGTAACGGTACAACGCCAAGTAATCAAGCCGCGGGCGGCGGTGGCGGTGCAACTGCGGTTGGCGTTGCAGCAGTAACTACAACAGCAGGCGCTGGTGGTGCTGGTTTTGATGTCAGCGCATTTATTGGCGGTAGCGCATTGTTTAAAGGTGGTGGCGGCGGCGGCGGTGCGCCATCGGGCGGAGTCGCTGGTGCTGGCGGATCATCGGTTGGTGGTGCTGGGACAATAACAGGTGCGGGTAACGCGGCCGCAGCAAACACAGGTGGCGGTGGTGGAGGTGCTGGCGCTGGCGCGTCATCAAATGGTGGTGCTGGCGGTTCAGGAATTGTTTATGTGAGAATTAAACAATGAGCATCCCACAATATTTTGCAGAAATTGACGCCGACAAAGTTGTTGTTGCCGTTCACGTTGTAACTCGAGAATTCTTAAACGAAAACCCAGAACGTTATCCAGGCACTTACGTTGAAACATTTGTTGATGCACCTAACAAAACTTATGCTGGCATTGGTTACACGTACAACGCAAAAACAAAAGACTTTGTACCACCTGTTTATGTTCCCCCATTGCCAATAAGCGAATGAAATGGATACTCAGGTCGTGGTGGCTCTTATCGGTGGCGGTTTCGCTTTACTCGTGGCACTTATTAGCAAGATCGGCTACGAAAACAAAAAAGACAACGGACAAGTTCACCAAACACTTGGCCGAATAGA